GGGGCCCTCGGTCCCTCGGTCCCTCGGTCCCTGAATCCATTCATTGGTCGTTGTAGGCCTTAAGCCAAGGGAGCCCGAACGCCCGAACGCCCCGGCCGGCCCGGCGGCGCCCCGTTTTTTTTCTTTGCATAGAGTACAACCAAATCTTTGTGTTCTTTGTCCTAAAATGGGCGGCGGTCTTCTACAGCTAGTTGCTTACGGCGCTCAGGACGCCTACCTAACGGGTAACCCCCAGATCACCTTCTGGAAGGTGGTCTACCGCCGCCACACCAACTTCTCGATGGAGTCCATCGAGCAGTCGATCAACGGCAACGCCGGCTACAACAAGCGCATCACGGCCCAGATCTCCCGCAACGGTGACCTGATCCACAAGATGTACCTCGAGATGACCTTCTCGGCGGTCGTCGGTGCGTCCGGCGCCGCCACCGATGGCTTCGTCGACTACCGTGGCCTAGCCGCCATCAAGTACGTTGAGCTTGAGATCGGTGGCCAGAAGATCGACAAGCAGTACGGCGACTGGATGCTGATCTGGAACGAGCTGTCCCTGCCCACCGGCAAGGAGGGCGGCTGGACCAAGATGGTGGGTGGCACCGACAACGCCGCCGAGGCCGTGTGCTACGTGCCCCTAGAGTTCTGGTTCTGCCGCAACCCGGGGCTAGCGCTGCCGCTGATTGCCCTGCAGTACCACGACGTCAAGGTCAACATTGAGTTCGAGTCGAAGTCCGAGGTTGTCACTGGCACCTACACCACCGGCGGTGAGCTAACCGACGTTAAGCTATGGGTGGACTACATCTTCCTAGACACGGACGAGCGTAGACGCTTCAGCCAGATGAGCCACGAGTACCTAATTACCCAGCTACAGTTCACCGGTGACGAGTCCCTGACTGCCAACGGCACCGTGAAGCTAAACTTCAACCACCCGGTCACCGAGCTTGTGTGGGTTGTGAAGGGCGCCAACAAGATGGCGTTCTTGGACAATGTTATCACCACCGCCAAGCTTCAACTAAACGGCCACGACCGGTTTGTCGAGCGCCCGGCGGACTACTTCAAGCTAGTCCAACCTTACCAGCACCACGAGAACATCCCCGTGGGCCGCGGCATCCACGTCTACTCGTTCGCCATGAACCCCGAGGAGCACCAACCGTCCGGCACCCTGAACATGTCGCGCATTGACACCGCTCAGCTAAAGTTCACCAACGCGACGACTGGCACTATCAAGGTCTTCGCGCCTTGCTACAACGTCCTACGCGTAATGAGCGGCATGGGTGGTCTAGCCTACTCGAACTAAAGTGGTGCAAACCCCTCGCTTCATCAATAACAATTATTCAAGTTGTTTTTCTTACATAATGTGCAATGCACATTTGACGAATGTATTTTCATAATTTCTTCACAAAAAGAAGCCATCTTGTAGACCAATGAGACGATTTAGCTTGGCCAAAATCGCCAAAAAATCCCACAAGAGGTAAACGGACTCGCGACCGATGTCTTTGACCATACGGCGGTACTGCGACCAAAAGGGCTGGCCATAGGCGTGGGCACGAACGACCACAGGTGTCTTTCGGAAAGCGCCGTTCATGGAGTTCTTTAGAGTGAAAGGCAGAGATAGATCTTGTGACGGGAGGCGCGTGGATCTTGCCGTGCCTTGCTTTTACGCGTTGTTTCTGTAGGAAACATTCGTGCAACGTTTCGATAGGCTCCATGCCGAACCCAAAGAGAGGACGGCGATCTCCGGCTGCAACGGCTTCGACCTCCTCTGCGGTCATGCCGAGGCGCAAGAGGGCTAGGGCGGCCGTACCTGAGGCAGCCGCACCCGAGGCGGGCGTTCCTGATGCTAACGCAAATGCCAGGGCCAAGAGGGGGCGACGGGACTCGGCGGCTGCGCCTTCCGCTTCTCCGAGTGCTGCTCCTCAGCGCAAAAGAGTACGAGGCCAAGCTGTTGCTGCTCAGGCACATGCTCAGACACCTACTCAAGCCCTGGTTCCCCATGTGGCTGCTCCTCCATCGGCGCAGCCCCAAGGGCAAGCTGGGCCTTCGACCTCTGCGGCTGTAGCAGTTGCGGCACCGGCTGTGACCGTGACCCACCAACTGCTGATGAAGAAGGTCTTGTTGGCCGCCCATGCACGTGGCCTCGTGTTCCGCGAGGTGCCGATCATGGTGGTCCGGATGGCCGTGGACCCGAACAACACGCTGAGCTCGATGGCCTATGCACAGTCACAGGCGGGCACCAACACAACTTTGGGAAAGCGTCTCCAGTACGCCATCTCCGTGCGACTCATGTTTGACGAGATTGTGGACAAGGGCATGTGCAACACAAAAGCACTGGGCGCTGACTTCCCTAAAAAAGCGTTTTTGGATGGAGGGTTTCGTGATGATGCCATGGTGGTTCTTGCATTCAGCCTCGACGCAGCGGGGAAAGAGTACGAGCTGGTGGGTGCAGTCACGTGGGGCGGTGCCGACGAGAGGGGAACGAACGACGAGAAGCTTGACTTTCAAAATGCCGAGCTCCTCGGGGACGTCAAAGCGGGTCGTGTTGCCGAAGTGGACCTCATTTGCTCCAAGGGGCGTGAAGATCTCAAGGGCTTTGGTTCGTTGATCCTGGGGTACACTCTTGCGAAGATTGCGGCAAAGAAACAACGCGGTACCAACAAGTTCAAGGGCGTTGTCATGAACCTGGCGTACTCGGGCACATTCAAAAACAAGATAGCGACGCTTGCCGGCATTGCGCGTCGCTTCGGCTTCCGGGCGGCGCCCATCATGAAGACGATCGTCCGGAAGCGGCAAGAGAAGATCGTCGAGGACAAGCAGCTCAACTACGTCGAGAGCTCGGGGCCGCTGTGGATGTCGCGTGTCTTTGCGGCTGTTCCCGAGGGCGATCGGCACTTTCAGATCCTGTGCCCGTTGGTGACTGGGACAGGGAAGACAATGTGCCAGGGTGGTGGGGTGCATCAGGCTTGACGGGTGTGATCGGGCTTGACGGGGCCTACGACCAGCGCGCCAACCAGAGGTTTAGATCCCACATATGGATTTTCCGATAATTGGATATTTCATCAATGTTTTACGTTAGGACACAGCCTTATACAGTCTGGTTTAGAAGAATAGATAATTGTGTATCGGGCTTGTCGGGCTTGACGTGGATTGTCGGGCTTGACGTTCCAATGGGCCCTGCGGGCGGCGCGCACCATTTTAATCCGATGTGGACAAAAAGAAGACCTTAACAGTGTGGTGATATGTTCGAAGAGTGGGCACGCATTGCCCGCAGGGCCCAGGTTACCGCCGGGCTTGACGTGGTAGCTCGGACTAGACGTTCCAATGGGCCCTGTGGGTGGCGCGCCCCCTTTTACTTCAATTTGGACAAAAAGACGACCATTCTGGAGTAGTATGTTGACGTTATGTTGACGTTATGTTGACGTTATGTTGACGTTATGTTGACGTTGATAAAAGATTGCCACCTTTATTTTTGCTTAGGAAACAAAGTGTGTCGTTAGGGACGTTACGATAAGCATTGACCGGTACCGAGGACGAGTTTGAAGAAATTGAACTCGCGTCCCTTGTCTTGGTATTGGCGCATGAGGTAATGGAGGAAACCCATGGTGATGATGGCAAAGAGTGCCAACTTGATGTAGGTGCGGGTTTTGACAAAGGGCGCGGCGACGGCGGCAGCCTCCGACTCGTTCGGGTACTTATTTTTGAGGTAGGCGACGTGGTTCCGTAGGACCTGATCGGTGAAGAGGGTGGCGAGGGCCACGGCTATGAAGGGCCACTTTGACTTGGTGGCCATGAGGAAGAGTAGATAGACGACGAAGGTCTTGGCGATGGTAGTGACCACGTGGCTCTTGTTGTTGGGGTCGATGATGTTGAAAAGGAGGAAAAACGCCATGAGGCCCGTAAGGTGCTTGATCAGGATATTGTCGTTGAGGGCCCGTTGCAGGTCGCAGTTTAGGAGGGTATAGATGGAGCCGAACATGATCCAAAGGAAGAGGGCCGCAAGGGCGCTCGTGGTCTCGAAGGACTCGTTCCAATCTAGGATCGGGATGGGCGTGGACATTTACCTGGTGGTGATATTTTAAGAGAATGGGAGGACGGGACAACATCGATAAATGTGCGTCACATAGGTAGGTTAGTATCATATACGCTCCCATGGCACCAAAGAGCACACCATCCTCTAAAGCGCCCAGTACGACAACCATTCAGGATTTAAACGAGGACGTTTTGCAGAGAGTTCGAGCGTCTGTACACGAACAAGATGACCGCAATGCGGGTGTGCAAGTCGGCATTTTCAAAAGGAAAAGCTCGCCGCTTCAACGAGCACTTATGCAGCTTGATCAAAGCCGCCAAACGCTCGCGGACAATATCATTGAGGTCGAAAAATTGGATTTGCGGTCGTGGAATGTAAATGACGTGATAACTTCCATAAACCAAGATCTTCAAAATATCAAACTGTCCACGGTGCACATACATAATAAGCTCATCAACGCAAAACGATTCAACGACCTCATGAAGAGCAGATCCCCTGTGCAGCGCGGCCATGAATGGTTGAAGCGTATTGCTTCAAAGCATTTCAATTACAATGATCTCAATGTTTTTACAAGCATGAACAGTTTCCTTCATGCATTAGATGGTCCTCTCAATGATGAGAGACGATCCGATTTGACCTATACTGAGTTTGCGGATGACGTAGGTCGCGAGTGGAATAATATGATCGCCCAATTTGGCCCCGCGCAATTGTCCAACGCAGATCGTGCAAAGTTTGTCGTTATGATGGAGCTTTATGTCATTGAAGAGACTGATTACGGGTACACCACTCCCACTGCCGCAGAAGAAGCGCACATCATCGAACTTGCCAACCTTGTGGACAAGGTCATGGCTGGAGGGAAGGGATCGAAGGGACCAAAGGGGTCGAAGGCATCGAAGGAATCAAAGGCACCGAAAGCACCGAAGGCACCGAAGGGATTGACCCTGAGGTCCACGAGAGCTTAAACCCATGCCAAGTACTAAGGGCCCTGCGGGCCATGCGCGGCCTTTGAAGTGAGGTTTGCCTTACTGTGTCTGGTTTGGTTTTATGTGTTACCGAAAAGGTTCGCGACCCCGAATGAGCACTTTGGGCATTGACGGCACTAAGGGCACTAAGGGCCCTGCGGGCCATGCGCGACCTTTGGAGTGAGGGTTGCCTTACTGTGTCTGGTATGGTTTTGCGTGTTACCGAAAGGGGTCGCGACTCCGAATGGCCGCTTTGGGCATTGTGGGCATCGAAGGCACTAACCATGCGCGGCCTTGTGGATATGCGTGGTCTTACTGGTTGTGGTATTGTTTAAGCAACAACGACATGTATAAAAAGAACACAAGGGGACCGTTTACTCTGTGGCATTAGGGGCATCTGTAGGGCCATGGAAGATGAAGTCGTGGATGACGGCGCCCTTCTTTGCCCCAAGGAGTGGTATAGACTTGAGGCGAGCGATGCGATCTGTGCGGCTGATAGGTCCCATCTCGTTGATGAAGGCGCTCATGGATGGCCATACTTTGGTGATCTCGGCCCCTAGCTTGATGGAGATCCCTGGGACTTGAGATACCATGAGTCGCCAACAAAGGTCTGGTGTTATGTTTTTTCATGGGCGAGCTTGCCGAACTAGTACTCTTGCTGCTGAACTGCTTCCTGCTGAACTAGTACTCTTGTACGTGTGGACTTCCGATGGTGCTTTGTAAGGAAGTGGTTTACGCCCACTCCTAGTTTTTAGGGAGTATCAATAGCTTGAGATCAATGCCGGCTAATTCCCTTAGATCTGCCTAATACCCCTTCTTTTGCACGCGTATCACCGCATCGTTCTTCCGCTTTCCCACTAGCGGATTGAAGTCCTCCTCATCATCCTCTTCGTCCTCGACAAGATGCGATTTTCGCTCCTCCTCCATCGCTTGTATTTGCCAAAGCTCGTTCAAACACATCCGGAAGTCACGAGACTCGGCTTTATACCAAAACACATTTTCAGCGATGCTCCCACCTTGTGATCGATTGTCGACCACTAGGCACTCATAGTTTTGTGTTGATTGTGTTAATACTTGAGCAAATACATCATATGTTGGGAAAATACCGCAGTACTGTTCGTATATCTTTTTGCGATTGGCCGTTATGTTCTCCTTCAAGATAAAGACATTGTCCAAGTTTGTACGCAGCGATGGCGGAATGCCGAGAACCGACTGCGAAGTGAGCGCCACTGTGCAATTGTGATGACGGCCGTTCAAGAATAAGTACTTGATGTTCTTATCGTTCACCCAATCCTTCCCCGCGTACAACATGTCATCAAGAATAATCGCCGCCCGAGGATCAATGTCCGATCGCCCGTATTTTTTCTTTTCGTCATTGTACTTCTTTGTGATGCGTATTTGACGCTTCACGAACTTCTCAACGATGTCGGGAGTGTACTCCTCATAAATTAAAATGCCGGGAACAAACTTTTGGAAGAACTCATTTGCACCCTCGGTCGGTGAAATTACGACGACCCATGGTAAGTCTCGCATGTGATACAACATGTCGCGCAATAAGTACGACTTCCCTCGGTTGCGTGGCGCTAAAAAGAGTGAGGTTCGCCCTTGCCGGTCGCCAGGCTGAAATTGCATACATTTCATATTGAACTTTTTCAACTCGAGCTTCATAATGAGAACTCTACTCTGATTACACTGGTATAAAACATTTCATTGATGCATGCCGCGATATATATACTATGTGGTAAAGATGGCACCCTTGCGGATGCCGAACGACGCTAAAAATGTTATAAAAATGCAATTGTAGAATAGCAGATAGCAAAGTAAATGGCTGGTCAACAAAAAAGAGGGCGAAACTCGTCGAACTCCTCGTCTCCAAATGCACACATGGCCGACGTGAGCGAGCTGACTGGAAAGATGTTCAAAATGAACACGACCGGTCGTGCTCCGGCACCCGAAATATTGGCGGCGCACAGGATGGATGTACAGATGCATAAACCGCGCGACGACATAGACGATGCCAAGGATGACCTGATAAAACAGGCAAAGGCAATTAAACGCATGCACAATCTGTTGGATAGATACGCTGCAAGCTTGGACACTTTTATAAAGAAAGTTGAGCAAAATGAAATCTTTGAAATATATGCCCACGCTGTGCTGCCGTCAAAGTTGAAAATTTTCAAACAACATTACGTTACATCTGTGAAGAGCAATCTCGACACACTTGAGAACTACCCTGCTAAACTCATCGAGGAGTTGTACAGCATGCCCAAGAAAACACTAGAACAGGTAGCCAAGGCTCAAGAGTTCAGTGCGAGCTATGTCAAACGGACCCATCGCGAGACTTTAAATACCGACTTTTCTAGGTTGCCGCTTCTTCCCGCCCAACTCTTGATAACCGCATTGGCTTCCACCGTAACCAGTAGTCTTTATAAACCACAAGTCATTGATGAACGAAAATGGATGAAGATTGTAAATGCCTTCAAACGCGCGTTTCCCAACTATAAGTTTTCACCGATTGAGATGAAGTACTTGAATGAATGGTTACACACAGGCATGATCAACTTTCATGGAAAAAGAATTACTGCCATTAAACCCGCAGATAGTGCGCAACTCAAGGCCGCTCTCATACAATCGTTCGGCCAAGACGGCGCGTCTTACTTCGGCACGAGTCCACTGGTGGCCTCGCCTACACCGCCGCCGTCGCCCGACGATGACGAGGATTACTAAATAGATTAGTGGCGCTTCTTCTTTGTCTCTTCCATCGCGCCGATGCAGAGCGCCGCCTCCGTGGGGCTCACGTTCCCGCAGCAGCAGCCACATGCCAAGGGAATGGCGGCGTGAAAGTTAAGAACGACAAGTCTCTCGGAACCAACAAAAAGTAGCATCTAACCTCCCCAAGAAGTTGCGAATTTCCTATTTCGACGTAGCTAGAATCTCAAACCAATAAAACACCGCGTGAAAAAGTGACAAGCACGCATCCTCTCAGATTTTGGGCTATGAGAGACCTTACGGTTGTGGTCTTGTTTTTGTTCGTCATTCGACCCTAAAATCAAGGTCGGACCCCCAAAAAGGCCCTAAAAACGTGTTACTGGGAGGGCCCACGATGTTGTTACTGGGATTTTGAGGGGTCCAGGTTTCCCCAAGTTTTCAAAGTATGAAAGTTAAGAACGGCAAGTTTCTCGGAACGTTAAAAAAGTAGCATCCATGCTCCCCAAAAAGCTGCGGATTTCCGATTTCGACGCAACTAGAATCTCAAACCAATAAAACACGGCGTGAAAAAGTAGCAAGCACGCACACTCTCGGATTTTGGTCTGTGAGAGCCCTTACGGTAGTGGTCTTGTTTTCGGAGGTCCGTCCACCCAAAAATCAAGGTCGGAC